CTTGTTTTTTTGTCAATCCTAGAGACATATTTACCCTTTCTTGATAAAGTTTTTAACTACCCCTATGAAGTTAATAAGCATACCCTTGATGGATTTAACAATCGTCAGGGTATCTTGGGTGTTTTTGGCTAGTATCGGGTCGTTAATGTAGACCGATTTTGTGATTATCTTTTCGACTTCTTTGACTACTTCAACAGGTGGCTTATTTTCGGCGTTCTGTAGGGCTACTTTGGTGTCGTTGAGCTGTTGGGTAAGGCTTTCAATTTGCCCCTCCCAGTTATCTTGTACTGCTATGACACCTACATCTTGAGCGTGTAACATGGTATCAGCTTCACTGTCATCTGATAGTATTTCAACTGCATTCAGGTCAGTTTTACCGACTAGTGCCGCTCTAAACTCATCACGGCTCAGTTCTCGGCCACGTACTTGGCGAGCGAGTTTCTGGCCATAGCGCCAGTAATAGTTATCTGCGTCTGGTATTGTCATATCTTCCTCCTTAGTTACTCTTACGTTGCCGATGTCCTCGCTCCAACCAATAAACTTACAGTTATACCTCTGCTCGACCTGTTCGATTGATGTCCATATATCAGCGTAGGGTTTGTGAGAGATAGGGCTTGACCAGATTGTGCCGTCCTTATAGATAGCGACATGCCCCCAGTTCTTATAGACGCCGTTGTATGTGCCGAAGTGTGAGAACCAGACAGGCACATAGACACCTGATGGGAGGTTTCTATCTTCATGCCTAAAACTGATGCGGTTCCACTCATCGGTTGCCGTGGCACTTACTCGGTCTGCACCAAACGCTACCTCTGTATAGGCTAGACACCAACCGAGCCAGTCGTTAAGCACCCACCCACCAGAGAAGATTGTCGGGTCGAGGTTCGGGCTGACAAGCTGCTTCACTTGCTTGCCTCAATAGGTGGCAGACTCTTGTAGTAGTTGTACTTGACCATGATGTACGTGCCGTACAAGAACGTGCCGAACATGATGAGCACGATGAGGCTAACAATCTTCGCGTCTAGCCCTTTTAGTACCTTGTGCATCGTGCTTGAGTTCTCTAGTTCGCTGGCACGCTCTAGCTTCGTAATTCGGGTGTCATGGTCAAATACAACAGCCTTGCCCCAAATGACATGCTCGTCAAAATCTACCTGTGGCACTTGCGTTTGCTGCATGTCTTTGAGTGTCTGTTTGAGTTCTCTTAGGGATGCGTTAGTGGCGTTCTGCGCCTTGGCCATGTATACAAGGTGTATGCCGACTTCTTCTATTGTTTTTGGTGGTGAGATTTCTTCAGGCATTAGGCGCACCCTAGGTCAACGATGGTGTAATGAGACAACCAGTTATGAATACTGCCACGATTTGCGGAAGCATTTAATGCCTCAAAAGTTATAGTCTGACCTCCAGTAGCTGATGAGGTGAACAGTTCTAGCAAAAACACATTATGCCAATATCCTTTCACCGAACTATACATAGCATACGTAGCGGTACCACCCACAGAATATCGAACGTGTACTTCGTCGTTCTCAGTGGCACCCTGCACCATAAAATTAACAGAAATTTGATATTTGTGTGCCTGTGATACCGTTGGTAATACAATAGTACCGCAGCTCTGAAAGGCACCTGACATCGTGGCCAACGTACCAAGCAACCCACTCGAAGTACCCGAGCTTACCTTCTGTTTTGCTGTAGTTACTGAAGCATTAGTGATTGCACCTGTGTCACTATGAGCTACTGCTAATACCGTTGCAATGTTATCAGCCCACGCAGTCGTAGGTCGTATAACTATAATGTCACCTACAGCACTACCCAAGTCTGTATAGCCAGGCGCAATACTGTCTATTTCAAGGTTAGCGCCACTGACATGACCAGTGAAGTCTACCGCGGTTGCTTCTGATATAACCGTTATTTCTTCACTTGTTACAGGGTCTACGAATGTATGAGGTGTCCCCATGCTACCCATAAATGTTGCTGGGATGTTATTTACTGTATCGACGATTATTGTTGTTACGCCTGAATTACGGACTGTTTGGACTGTAGCGGTACTAGCGTTGCCGGTACCATCTGATGCTTTGATAAGATTTATTGATGCCATGACTTAATAGTACAACAAAAAGAGAGCCTTTTACAGCCCTCTTATGCTTTTTGCTCAATCTGTTAAGAACTTGAGCTTTGGAGCGTTGCAATTGCACTTGCTTTGCGTCCAAGAATGAATGCGCCACCACGAGCGCGAAGTTGCAGTTCAGAACCGCCAAACCCAGGAACATCCTTGATGAACTTGCGACCACCATTCTTAGGGGTCATTTTCTGGGTAGGAGCTGCGATAGCTTTCTTATCAGCGACAACTGCTTTAACAGTTGGGTAAGCTGAGAAGTACTCATCAACAGTCTCAACAACCATTACGTTTTTGAGCTTACCAAGCAAGCCATTCAAGCCAGCCGTGTAACCCTTATCGCTACCATCGAAAGTAGTGATGAAAGCACGAAGTTGGTCAGCGAAGGTACTTGGTACCCATGCAACACTGTTAGAAGCCTCGCCACCACCGTTGGTGACAACAGTAACGGTATTGTAGAACTTCTGTAGCAAACCATTTAGACCGGTCAAGGTAGTGCCGTCCCAGGTAACGATGTTACCACTTGGTCGTGCAGCGATTACTTTAGCAAGACAATACTCATCGAAGTCAGGAATGAACTTTTCGTCAATCCAAGCCTGTGCAGTTTCCTGTACGAGCGTACCGATTGGCGTGTCCTGAACCTGAGTGTCCTGGATGCGTAGGAATACGAAGTAGTTGTAGTCAAGCGTCCACTCTTGCTTGCCGTATTCAGCGAGGGTTACAGTTTGTGTAGTTGCAGTCTCGTCATAAACACCGAGGCTAGAGCTGTCGATGTCAATGTTAAGAACGCGGACGGTTGCAGCGTCAACAGTGTTGACACCGTTAGCGTCAAGATATTTAGCAACAGTCGAGCCAGCCTTTAGGCGGCGGTCAAGAAACGTAGCAGTACGAATACCGTAGTATGAAGCCATGATAAATCCTTATCGTTAAAAGTTATTTGTGTGCTGGTTCTGTTACCACGAATTATAAAGGATAACAAGTATAATTACAAAACTTTGTTATACTATAGAAAATGCAGGTGCCACAACACAGACTACCCCTAAGAGACTATCAAAAAGAGATAGTCCAAGCGTTCAATGATCCAAAGATTGATGAGCTCCTGCTTGTTATAGCCCGTCGTGGCGCGAAAACGACGACAACATTCAGCGAGGGTATCGTACCGGACTTAGTACGAAGGGTGCAAACAGCCGTTGCTGTATACCCTACTGCAAAAATGGGCTTCCGTAACTTTTGGAATAACATCGAGGATGATGGGTTCAAGACACTTGACCACATGCCAAAGCCATTAGTCGCCCGACAATCAAATAGCGAAGATGATATGCGCATGGAGCTTATCAACGGCTCTATATTTATGACGCTTGGTGCGACTAATACCGAGGCACTCCGAGGTGCGAACGGTAAGAACTATTGGTTTGATGAGTTTGCCGACCAACCTATTGAGGCAGTCAACGTGATTGCCCCTATCACTGAGCGCAACAAAGGCAAGCGAATATACACCGGTACGCCAAAAATAGATGGTATCAATGGTGAGACTATGCACCGTATGCACGAAGCGTTCAAAGCTGATAAGACCGGTACAAAGTACACCTGCTATATCGACGCCACTCATTATATGACGCCAGATGAGCTTGAGAGGACGCGACAAGGGTATATCTTGCGTAATGGTAATGACTTCAAGTTTAGACAAGAGATGCTGCTCGACTGGGGGCAAGCCAGTGAAACATCATACTATGGGCAAATTATATCGCAGCTCAAAACTAACGGTGGTATTGGCATTTACCCATACAATGCAGCATACCCTGTCTACACAGCATGGGATCTAGGTATGTCTGACGCCCTAGCCATTGTCTTTTTCCAGTATTTCAACGGCCAAATACGCATTATCGACTTCTTAGAGACATCAGATTTTGCTCTTAATAGTGTCGTGCCATTCCTAAAAACTAAGCCATATAACTATGGTTGGCACTTCCTGCCCCATGACAGCGCAGTCCGCAGCATGAACGATAATGTGAGCCGCCTAGACTACCTCTACCGTAATGGCATTATGAACGCCAGCACCTTGCGTCGTGAGGGCGTCAGTATTGGTATTGACCGAGTGCTAGAGAGGCTACCAAAAGTAGTCATAAATATAGGGACTACAGCTTCACTTGTCCGAAAACTCCCTATCTACAGGCGCAAGTATAACCCTGAGACTGGTGACTACATTGGTGCAGACCACAAGAGCGAGAGCCATGCTGCTGATGCTATCAGGTATATGTTCACCGCTATCCATTATTACTTTAGCAAAAAGGGAGACTTCCTCATCGAGAACGATGTACAGGAAACCTCCCATCTTGATATTGGCGAACGAGACTTAGAAACTACTTACTACTTTTAGGTTTTGGTACCCACTTGCCTTTTTCGTTTTTGTAAATAGGGCTTAGTTTTTCACCAAATGGTGTTTCGACTACTGGTTTCTTATCTTTTTCAGCCATTAGTTTACCTCCTGAGTATTATTTTTTGGTCTACCTGGAGCCTTTGGCTTTATAGACTCTAGGTATTCTTGTTCAAATGGGGCATCTTCTTTGTCGAGGTTGGTTTGCTTATCAGCCTCAGCTTCAATACTGAATATGGCTACTAATAGTTGCGTATCGGTAACATCGCCACCTGACATTTTGCCAAGGTTAGCCATCATCTCACGGTTATTGCGAGCTTTGCGTAACTTAGCGACCCATTCCTTACCTAAGCGCCAGCCAACATCACTCTGTCGGTTCACGCCGAGGTCACTACTCTCAATAAGGCCTTTGATTTGGGCTGGGCGGCTTGTATATACCGTTTCACCAGTTTTGATGTTGAACCAGTCGATTGCTGTTGCCATTGTTTTATTCTCCAAAAAACTTATTTAATGTTGCTTCTGCGTCGTTGGGGTCAATGTCGCCACCCCCAGCATCACCACCTACATCACCACCTACATCCATGCGGTCTGCTGCCGTCTGCTTGCTCACAGGGATAGCGGCTGCCGGTGCTGCCGGTGCGGCGGCTGGTGTCGGCTGGAAACCGAATGCCATAACATACGGCTCCATAACATCAGCATAGTAATCCTCAATATCAGGGGCAGACAATATGAGGTCTTTTTCAGCGTCTAGCTTAACTGTTTTCATGTAGTTTTTGTAGACTTTACCCTGCAACTGAGGGTATTTATCAAAGATTGGTTTATATTTCTCAATTACTCTTGTGGCACCTTGCTTAAAATTAGAGTTTACCTCAGCTAGTTCACGAGCTGACGACTTGATATCAGCTACTTGCTTGTCGAGCTTATACTGCTCATTCATAAGCCACTGGGTTGCTTGCTCAGTTGTCATAGTACCACCTGATAACTCAACTACATCTTGCGGTGACTTTATCTCTCTGCCTGTACTTTCATCTACCAAGGTGTTCGACAACCCCTGTGGGTAGTATGCTGCAAGCACCTCTTTTTCGGCTTCTTCCAAGGCTTTCCCACTATTTCGCTCTTGGTCACGGACATCAGACATAATCTGGCGTACTTCCTCGGCAGTTAGCGGCTTTGGCTGCTCTTGTGCTGCTGGCTCACCTTTTTCCACTGGCGACTCGTCTTGCGCTTTTGGATCTTCACTTGGCGGTGCTTGTGGTTGTTTGGGCGCGTCCCCTTCGGCCTCTCCTGCTGGGGTATCTCCACTTCCGGTTTGGTCACTATCGGGTGCGGTTGCAACAGGCGGGTCTGCAACGACTTCGGTGGGTAGTTTATTATCATCATTGAACATTGTATCCAAATCATCGTCCATACGTTAACCCCTCTACTTTTTTAGCTAAATCATCTCTAAACTGTCTCAAGTACCCGACCAATAATTTGTGAGCTGCTATCTGTGATTCTACTGATACCCCCTGTATCTGTACGATTACGTCAAAGGTATTATGCTTTAGTATAAGCTCATCAATATCTTTGAGCTGTTTCACCAGAATAGACACATTATTGTGGTCAACATCTGATGTATTGTCATCTGACATGACGCTACTGTTAAAGTTATAATCTAAATCTACTTCACTCATATAGCTAATGTTATATTTTTATCTACGTTATGTAAATAGATTGTAGCTTATATCACATCATTTGCTGTGGTTGCTGCATTTGGGGCTGTTGTGGCATTTGGGGCTGTTGTGGCATAGCAGCTAGTTTCTGAGACAGGTCAGGTACAGCTTCTTCGATAAGCTCATCTTGAACAATACTAGCCTTCTGAGCGGCTACTGGGTCATTCGGGTTGTCGTTCTGTTTCATAGTTACTAAAGTATCTTGTAACTCAGCTCGTTTTTCATTGGTGAAGTCATCTTTACTGATAGTCGTATCAACGGTTATGTCTATCTTCTGTATGTAGTCATACAGCTCAGTCCAGTTCACGCCAAGCGCATTAGGGTTAGTCGGGTCGCCAAAACGTCCTGGTGATATAGCTTCAATATCTTTTTTGGTATCATCGTCAACATACAATATGCCGGTATCATCCTGTTCGCTGAGGAATAAGTCAAGTGCAGATAGTATGTATTGTTTGATAAAGTCTTGGACAATGTTCGTAATCTCTTGGCTGGCGTCGTCAATACCAGCTCGCTGTGTCTGAGCACCGATACCCGTCTTTGACTGGCCGATTGCGCCAAGACTTGCCCCTGGGTTATACCCAAGCATGTTCAAGATTTGACCACTGATTTCTTGGCTAATTTTGTCATACTGTTGAGCAGTTGAGGTATCAAGAGTGAGTAGCCCAACTTTGGCATTTGGGTCGGTAGAGCTGATTGTGCCACCAGCTTTGAGAGCTGTTGAGCCGGTGAATAGACCAGTTCTGACCACTGTTGGGTCACTGTTATAGAGCCATGTGGTAGCTACGTTCTGGCGTAATGCCATCATCAAGTTCTGGTTAGGGCTGGCGAGGCGTACACGGCTATCACCAAATGGCGAAAGTTCGGCAGGGTCAATAACCATGAATATAACACGCGGGTAGCCAAACTTTGAACGGTTTGGCACGTTACGGATACTCTGGCTCAATGTGGGGCTAAAGCTGGTAATATCATCGTCAGGGTCAGAACTGAGGCGTGTAACTATTGTATAGGTGTCAGATGATGTTGCAGCGGTCTGCTCACTTGGTATCAACCACTCTGAGTATTCAGTAGCACCTGTCCCATCAGGGCCAGCATCAATAAGAGCTTTTATAGCCTTAATATTCCAAGTAGTATTCTTATTGTTTTTCTCTTTCGCGTATATTTTCTTGAGTTTAGTAGGGGTAAACTGCGTTTTGACATAGAAATAACTTGATAAGTTAGCATCTTGTACGCCTGGTTCAATACCAATATCGCTAAAATGTAGCAATGATGGGATGACTCCATACTGACCATACAAGTTGGTGGCTTTGACTTGGAAGGCGTTAAACCCTCGTGTGACTGCACCACGACCACCAAGTTTTAATGAGCCAATAAACCCTTTGCCAAAACTAGTAGGGTTAAGGATATTATCATTGACGATATGGCGACAAATAAGAGCTTGCTCAGTTAGTTTTGAGCCATTGATAGCGACCGATATAACAGGCAGTTGTTTGATGGCTTTATTCATCATCTGGCGTATAGCACCAGCGATAGTTGTATCACCGACATTTGGCTTCTTGCTATTACTCTTGGGGTACTGGGCATTAGCAATAGTGTTTAGGTCACGAAAATCATGGGTGTACCCATAGGTAAACTCTTTTGATTTCTTCCATTCAGCTATGTAATCTGTAACATCAGTCATATTGTTTATCCTTTGTTTATATGATATCACCTATTACGCCAACATCTACTTTTTCGATGCTAAATGATTTTAGGCCGAACGAAGTACCGTCTGAGTTACTATATATCCTAAAATTAACTTCATTCACCACTGGGTTTGGCAGTTTCACTCGTAGCCGTTTCGATATCTTGAGCGAGCTACTGTTCTCGGAAGCTATAGGCATGGGCGTTGACCAGCCAATAAGCCTGTTCTTAAACCCATTATACATAAGACGTGGGTTGCCCCAACCACCTTGGCTGGGGGCGATGACACTACCGTTAGTGAATGGTTTAGTCTTAGTTTTAACTCTACCTTTTTGGTTGATATATGACACCTCACAATATACGGTACCAACCCAGTCTGTGACATAGAACACACCCTGAACCGCTGCCACAAAATGATTGCGACCATTAGAAAACGGCATCAAAGAACCTCGTACATCCACAGTAAATGGTACCGGTACCCCTGCGGTATCTTCATCTTGCGCGACAAAACCCTCAACGAGTTTGTATATCTTGTTGCCTTGTCTGATATAGGGGAAACTTGCCTGGTTTGGCGGTGATACTGTGCCTATCCAGTCAGCAGGTAAGTCCCAAATAGCCCACTTAGGGGCGTCTATATTCACAAGGTCATAAATAATTATCTGGTTATTGTAGTTGTACCTTTGTGATGGGACAGTCATAAGTACATAGTTGTTCCATGCCGTACCAACTATCTTGTCAAAGTTAGCATTTTTAATGCTTGCATAGGTATTGGCTATTTGATTGCTAATGATTGACTGTGACAGCACATTCTGTATTTGAGCCTTAGTATCAATAGAGTTGACACCATTTGAGCCAGGGAATATCAATTTACCTAGATAATTGACCACGCCATATTTCGCATAGACAGCATTTGCCCCAGTGTTAAGACTTTCATAGTCCCAATATTGTTTGGCTTGGTTGCCATAAGTAATCGTTTTCTGGCTAATAATATCTTGCTTACCAATACCGTCAACGCTACTTGAGATAGAGAATAGGCTTGGTACGTTCTGGTTGTTACGGAAGCCAACAACAGAGGTAGGGTAGTAGTCTGTGCCCTTGTTAAGCGGCATTGTCTGCGCCCCATCACCAGGGCTGAACGAGATACCAGTGTCGGTGATACCGGCAAAGTATAAGTCATAGGGGCTATCAGGGTTGCCGTATAGGACTGGCGTATCACCAGCCATCGTACCGGCACTAGCCTTAACGCCAGCGGTTGTGTTTACTGTTGTGCCTACCCCAGCGGTGATATCAAATGGTACTGAGCCATTATCAGAGAATGAAGTAGTGGCAAGCGGTATTTTATCGCTCATTTTCATCAAGTCACTCGCAACCGGCGTAGTCCCCGCTATGGCAACCGCTCCCCACACGATACGCCCTGTTGCGCCAGCAGGGGGCGTGTCATTGAATGCGATAGTCAGGTACTCAGTACCGTCAGATTTCCATGTAGAACGGCTTTTTGATACGGCTTGGGTTAAGATTTTAGCTTCGTTTATACCGGTATCACCACCACCATCAGAGCTATAAGTTATCGCATAGTATGCCTTGAACGCACCCGATGCTGTAATACCAGTCGCAGTTGCGGTCAGGTCGCTAGTAGGCTGCACAACTGAGGTAAACACCGTCATATTAAGTGTTGCGAGGTCGATATAGCGTAAGTTGTCTATACCATTCATACACAGCAAAATGTCATTAGTCCGCATGAATGTCGTGATAACGCCAGCCGTAGTCGTGATGGTGTTGCTACCACCACAATTTGTCCATGAGGTAGCATTTTCCTCGCAGTATTTCACTTTACCTGCATCGGCAATAAAGAAGTACAGATGCCCATTATAATAAACTTTGGCAATTTCACCATTGAAGCCAACTGTATCAGGTAGCCAGCGCTTTTTCGTGAGACGTTTAACGATATTATTCGCATTGTTTACCCAAGCATTACGGCCATAACTGTAACTATTTATCGGTATATTATAGTCGCCACGCTCATCAAGACCGGCACTAAAACTGACCGCATCAGTTGATGTGATAGTTTGTTGCTTAATTTGTACCGGACGATCTACAGCCATTACCAGACCCCAGTGACATACCCATAATTGCTAAATTGTGCGTCATAGCTCTCGTTTGTAGCATTGTTTATAGCTATCTGCTTATCTAGCTCGTTCTTATATTTCTGAGCGAATGATGGGCTGAGAGCTACTTTAGTGACATTAGAGAGTGTCATGTTCTTAGAGATACCATATACGGCAAGTTGTCTGCTTGGTAAGAGAGCTATACCACTATCATCGGTTGTGGTTAGGCGTGGATGATATTGTACGACATCAAGAATTAGCTTTGAGCCGACCTCAGTATCATTTGGGGCCCGTGATAACACTATATGGTTAGCTACGAAAGCAGCCCTATTCGGGGTATAGGCAGCGTCAGGGTCGTCATTCGACGTTTGGCTTGGGTCAACCAGCTTGAAACTAGCTAGTACCGTACCGTCAGTGGCAACTATTTTGACATACTTGTTCTGGTTAAATACAGGTGTTCGGTATTCCTCTGGCAACTCAAAGCTGTAGACAGACGTATTCGAGATTGTCGCCAGCTCATAGTCGTTTTCGCGTAATTTGCTCCAATATGCTTCTGTCTCATACTCATCAAGCCATAGGTTAAAGCCACGGATAAAATCGTTTCGAAAAGTAGTTAAATCATCACCATCATCATCGTTTTCAGTGCCGTTAATAGAGAAGTATACATCTTGCGCTAGGTTTGTAATGTTATCGAGTGCTGCCATATCTTTTATTGTACACTTCCTTGGGTGATTTTATGGACTATTTCAGGCCGTTTTATGTTAATTATAGGGATATTACTCGTACCTGACATCCTACTCATATCATACTGACGGACATTTGGTGCATTTACGCCACCTAAACTGAGTGTGCCGAAGTCAGTCCCCATCTTTTTGCCAGAGCCAGAGCCAGAGCCAGAGCCAGAGCCAGAGCCACTCTTTTTGGCAAAATACTTAGGCTTATCAAGTGCACCTTTTTTATACGATACACCGGCCTCAGTAAGCATCTGGTCAATCTCGTATAGTTTTTGGTACATGTCGGGGTCATACTCGTCTTTTTCGGGATTGCCCATATTACGCCACTCATCGACACCGACACTCTTGTATTCCGATATAAGCTCATATGGCACTTGGTTATCTTTATAGACAGTACCACGCTTGATTGCTGTATCTAAGTCTTTGAGGTCGCTTGGCTTCGTGCTTGGGTCATCGGCCATTAACTCACGCTTGAGGTTTAGAACAGCCAGATTGGTATCATACTGACCTTTTTCGAGGTATGCCGTATCAGTACCATCTTTAGATACGCCCTTAACAAGTCCATCCTTGAGGGCTTTAATATCACTCTCATCAAGCTGCTTGCCTTTTTTAGCCTTATTGAACGCTGCAAGGCCACTATCCTTAAGAATACCATCAAGGTTAGGGTCACTGAGTAACCCATACTTGTCTATAGTTTCGAGTTGGCTATTAACCTCATCAATTATCTCTTGGCTACGCTGTTCACCACCACCTTGGACAGCACCAGCGGCACCAGCCATCGTCTGGGCAACAGATGGGTTATAGAGTGGGTTGCCCTCTGCATCTGTTTATCAGGTAGTTGATGGTCGAGGATAGGGACACCATCTATAAGTTTATTGAGCGTACCTTCAAGCCATGTATCACCTGATGTATCGTTCTCAGTTGTATCAAATACCTTGCTTAACTGGTTCATCAATGAACCAAATGGTGTCAACGCACGACCAGCCGAGCTAACAACCTTCTGCGTGTACTTACCAAAGCTCTTATCGCTACCGAACGCATCATTGATGTTAGCAATTTGTTCGGTTGGGTTGATAGAGCCAGCGATAGAGCGTATGTCAGCTAGTGTATTCTCGTTGATACCACCGTTACGCCCGATAGATGCAGCAATCATCATTGGTACGCCAAATGAACCAGCATATGACGGAAGATCGTACCAAGCATCACCAATCTTAATGCTATTCTCTTTGATACCATCACGCTCCCATTTAGCTCGCTCATTCGGGTCAGTAGGATAGGCACCAGAAATAGTACCGTTAGCACCAAGGCCCATAAATATACCAGAGATGACAGCAGCACTACCAGAT